CTACCTAATATCAACAGCATAAAGCTGTATGCAGCCCCCCTCCCCAACAACAGTTATTAGCGCCTCAGCGGGATCAACATAATCAAATGTGTAATTCCAAATTAGAACGCCTGTTCCACTCGCTTGGCTGATGTAGTCTTCTCCGCCCACAAGGAACCTTGCAATTTTAAGTTTAATCGTTTTTGTTGGATCGGAGGTTAATGGAGCCAAAACAACATAGATTGTTGATCTTTGTTAAGGCTGAACGGCGCTGTTTCCGCCGGGCCTAGGATCCAGGGGCTGAAAACAACGCTTACATAAAGAACTGTGTTGCTGTTTCCCCTTGTAATCGTGATTGTATGCTGCTCCGTCTCTAATGCGCCCTTATATGCGGCGTAGGCGGCTTCAACACCATATGTGTCGTTTATTCTTTCGCTCCATGATTTTTCAATTGTATCTATTTTAAATGTAATGGGATTCGTCAGGCTCTCACCTGGGTTCTGAAAGTTTGTTTGAGCATTAGGCGTGTATGCTGCGCAGCGTATCTCCATATAGCCCTCGTTCACATAGCCACCTAGAATCTTGGAGGTTGAAAGGTTAAGCTCTATATCTCCTCCGCTTGTTTGAGCCAGTGATAGGCCTTGCGTGTAGGTGAATATGTATATGCCTAAAATAAAATCTTTGACGCTTACATATCCGGAATCAGCCTCGAAAACCACGCTGTATTGCCCAGCGTTCAGCAGTATGAAGCCGCTCAGAGTTTTCGTTTCATTGTTTAAAATGCCTGCTGTAGCATATAGGCTTCCAAGTTTCAGTCTGAAGCCGCCTACCGCTCCGCCCAGCTGCGCTGATGAAGCCGTAAACTTGTAGAATAGGAGCGTTTTATCGGATTCAATATTTATTGTCCCGTAGTTTTTAACCGTTTGCCACTGCTGATAATAGTAGTAAACGTATCTGTTCTTGCAGTAGGCCGTATCTCCCTGTCCGCTGCCATGAATGTAGAATCGAACGGTGACGGTGACCGCCGAGGGCGGAAAATAGCCAATGATAGCTGAAACTGTTCCATAGTTTGTGTATGCATATGTTGTTACCCATAGTTCGACTTCTGATCCGCCTTCAGGCTGAGCAGTCACTCTTAACCATGTTTTCTGAGGTGAACCTAAAGTGTTGCGTAGATCAGCCTGAAGCTTCCGGATCGCGGGCTTAAGCCCGCCGCTCGGGTTCAACGTGAAAGTGTCAATTAGAACCCATGATGTTGACGCTGTGCTATATTCAGTAGCATTATAAAGATATTGGTCAGAGGGCGCCGAGCTAGGATACTGCGCTGGATCATTAATCAGCTCCCGCTCATCTTTAACACGCCTAACAGTTTCAGTCAGAAGCATATTCTAAATCGCCCACATTCACGTTAATTTTCTTAACAATATCATACGCTGCTTCAAGGGTTTCAAGCGCCCTCTTTCCATCATCTGTTAGGAAATAGAGTTTTCTGCCGGATTCCACGATGCAGCCTATCAGATTATTCTTAGTGAATGAGCTGAGTATTTGCTGAAGCAGCAGCCATGAAGTGTTTGATTTATACATGATGCGCGTTGGCTTAGCATACTTTTCCCTCAGAATCGCCCGTAATATGCTCAAGTAGATTTCCATTTTACTTCTAGCTTTATTCTTTCTCCACTTCACCATACCCTTTAGATCACCCCGCTTAGGCGGATGCGCTTCGTTGGTGCGGCGCTTGAGGTGGCTTCAATCAGAACCGTGCGGAGTTTCTGCTCAACCAGCCGGGCGGTTTCCTCAGCCAGACGCCGATCCATTGATCCCTCAACATTGACAAGCGGAGCTGAAATATGAACTGTAACAGGCGTAGCAGCGGCGGGCGGATATGCGGGAACAGCGATCCCGCTCAAGTCCACTCCGAATCCACGTATTTCCCCATATGCTGTGCGCATGCTTTCATCAACAACTTTAACGAACCTGTTTAAGTCACGCTCAGCTGATTCAACAGCATCATGGATTGCATGCGCGAAGCAGATGCGGTTGATGAAATTGCTTATTGCGTTTGTTGCCCCGCTCATCGCTCCCTTAATGCCTTCAACGAAGCCCATTATCGGCTTCGCAACAGCTTCAAAAGCATTTTTAAGGGTGTTGAATGCTCCAATCAGCCAGTCAATAATAGGCTTAAGAATGTTTTGTAATGCCTGGGCAAGTGCATTCACCGTTTTCCGGAAATTCTCATTCGTATTATACAGATATATGAGGGCTGAAACAAGCGCTGCTATTGCGGCAATAACCAGAACAATAGGGTTAGCCGCTAAGAAATTGAGGGCTCCACTAACGGCGCCTATTGCCCCCTGCAACTGCCCAAAAACTGTGCTGGCGGTCGTCACAATCGAGATTGCCTGAGGAAAAACGGCAAGCGCCGTTTGGAACATTGTTTGGTTGAAGTTTCCCTGCACAATCTCCGCCCTTTCAACAGCTAACCTATACTTCTCCTGGGCGAGTTCAAGTTCTCGTGCTGCTGCTTGGGCTTGCACGCTGTCTTCGCCGTATTTCTCGACGGCAGCGTTATAGCGGTGCTGGGCATCCTCAACAGATTTCAACGCAGCCTGAACAGCGTAATTTGCTTTTTCCACTGCATATTGGGCTTTCTCAATCCGGTCAATTGTATTGTAAAGTCCGAAGCCCAAAGCCACAAGATTGTTCATTCTGAAGGTGAGATCCTTAAACGAAACATCCACAGCCCTAGTGGCTTTCTCAACCTGCACATTCGCCTGCTCTATGCTTTCCATGCTGCTCTCTACCAGGCGGCTCATGGATGAAACGGCTTCGCTAGCCTCATCAATCGCACGAAGAATAATTTCAATTGTGACTTGGCTCATCTCCTCTTCTCCTCATTAAACCATGAGAGCCAGGCGAGAAGGAAGAAAAACTGTTCAGGCGTAAGCGATGCGATATAATCAAGAGTGTAGCCGAATTCATGCGCTATTAAGCCTACTGCTTGGAGGTGGGCGTCTAGGAAGACGGCGTCTCTGAAAGTTTGAATCGAGGGAAAAGCGCATTCACTATTTCAAACATTACATCAGCGGGCAGATTCTCAACCTGCTCCAGCGTTACGGATGGATCAACGGCGCTGAGAGCCTTATGGACCGCCAGCGTAGTCATTTCCTCATCGCTTTTGGCATATTTCCGAATCTCCAGGACCTCTTTCCATGTTAATTTTTTGAAGCGTAGTTTGCCGCCGAGTTCAGGAACATAAACCTCAGCATAAAGCGCCTTCTCAAGCAGATCCCCAACTGAGATTCTCCGCGCCTTCGCATCTATTTCCGCCTCTACGCTGCGCCTAATCTCCTCAATGTCGGACAAGGCTGAACCACCTGGCTATTAGGATATTACAGTGTATTGAACTTCTCTTCCTGTTCCAGCTGCTGCTTCCTCAATGAATCTGCCGTATTCAGCCGTTTTTACAAGCCTAGTCAACAGAGCATCCTTTACGGTCCATTTTTCTTTCCCGGTGCTTTCGCCTTCAGGGTAGAAGTCTAGGTCGAAAACTGCGCCGTTGTTGTATGCGTTCCGCAGCACAGTGTCGTTTTTCACATACAGCCTATTGATTCTGAACGATACGCGCTTGAAAGTCACAGCTCTAAGCGGAGTTTCAGAGCCGAAAACAGTTTCCCACTCCTCAGTAATCTCAACGCTCCTCGCTAACCCAACAGTGTTTGCGCCGATCTTCACAACGGCTGACCGGATCAGTATTGGCTGCGGCTGAGACATTCACTCACGCTCCTTTCATTTTTCTACTCGCGGACGCCTCATTTTGAAGTGTCCTCTGCGAGCTTCCGCCTCTCAATGATCCAATCATGTAGAATCAGAATCCAGCCCGCTGCGATAAGTATTAGTCCCGCCTCTAGGTGATGTATGCGTCTGCCGAAAATGTAAACCCGCACACCATCCGGCGTATTTTCAATTTTAAGCCATTTCATATTGCGACCATGATTGTTTGCAGGGTGATCCTGGCGCCTTTAAGGCTTCCCCGCTCTGTCGGGATTCCCTCTGAATCCCATCTGGTTATGTAGGAGTCTGAAACCGCACCGTCTAGGCTAGGATTATTTTTTAATGTCGCGAAAACATTTTCGGAAAGATCCATAACCGAATTTTCAGCATCTTCGGGGATGGGCTTCAAATCAACAACAATAATGTCGTAATTGTTCATGTAGTTGTATATGCCCGCCTGAAACCTAACCTCCCCACCTGCCCAAACAACAGCCAAATAGGGATATTTCTCAAAGCGGGTTGGAACACCGCGAATCCACATTTGGATTTTCCCATTCAGTTTTTCATTTGCCCTCAGGATTTCAATTATTTTATCCGCAATCTCCTTAAGCATTAATCATCCCTTCAATTGCTTCTCTGCATGCTTCGGGCAGAAACTGAAGCGCACTTGTTAGGCTTTCATAAAGGAATGGTTGGGGTGGAAAGCCCGGATGATACATGTGCCTAGCGAACACTTCCTCCCCCTCGTAAATGAAATGTAAAGCCTTAGCTCTTCTTGGGAAAATTTCATGCGGTCTTGTGCCCATAATCAGATATAGAAGATATTCAGGCCCCGTGATCCGCAGCCCACTATCCGTTGTCTCTATTCTGGTTTCACTCCGCAGTCTTCCAGTCCTGGTTGGCAGATGATCCTGCAATTCATGGGCGAATTTTGGAAGCCATCTTTCAGATGTTTCCCGCGTTATGTTCCTGAGCGCGTCTCTAAGTTTCTTGAAAAGTTCAGGATTATTGTTTTTTACCTTAATTTTAAATGTCATTTTTAATCGGCGCATCTAATCTTTAAACGCGAGGTATGCGAGCGCTATTGTTCCAATTATAATTAGCGTGATTGCCAGATCATGCCAGAACCAGATTGGCGCCTCAAATATGTAGAATGGTGAGGGGAAATTTTTATCCCAGCCTCCTGGAACCATATTTCTTAGCGGTCGAACAACGGCTTCCCACATTAACCAGCATCCCAAAATATTTATTGCTGTTGATATTATGCAAAATAGTTTTGTCCATTTCATTTTTTAGCCCCTTTCAAACTTGAATGTTTTATATCGTTTCAATGCATCCCTCTGCTCCGGCAGGAGCATCAGCGAAGGCGGGTTCTCCCTATTTTGAAGAAACTTCTGTGCTTTCATAAGGAAAATAGCCACCGCATCCGCAGCGATGTTTCGGATTATATCCGGAGTGTTTTCAGCGAATTCTCCATCTTCAACATTGCATTCGGCGTCGATGAGGCGTGAGGCGCCTCGAATTAATATTTGAATATAGCTTTCAAAAGCGGCTTCGCTGGAAAAACCGAAGTTTGAAGCGGGCAGATATCCAATTCTCTGCTTAACATCTTCAACTGATGCGTATAACATCCCGCTCCGCTCTTTCAATAATCTTCTTCGCTATTTATTTTAGGTTAAATATATTTAAGTGATTGTCCATTTTTGCCTATAGGCTGCATCTAACCCTTTTTGCACCATATATTACACCGTGATTGCCATATCCACTGAGATCTTTCACATATGAAGAGCCGCGCCACCTGCTAGGATCAAGCCATAACACCAACCCATCGCGGATAGCGCTGAACGGTCTGCCCCTTCCATTATTATGCAGCCACTTTATCTCATATTCGCTTAAAGCTCTATTATAGACCTGGACATCAGCGATAAGCCCATTAAAAAATGAACTGCTGTAGCGTCCAACCCAGAATTTTCTGTCCACGCCGCTTAGATTGTACGGGTAGTTCCGCGTAGTTCCCTGCTGCACGCCGTTCACGTAGGCTTTGAAGTCGCCTGCGGAGTCCCGTGTCATGGCTAGGTGATACCAAACACCATACGTTATTACATCGTTAGAATCTATGGAGGTTGAGCTTTGTCCATCAGCATGTATAAAGAAATGCCACTTGTTGAAATCTGCTCTTCTGCAGATCAGAATGTTGCCGGAAAACTCACGGTTCAGGACGCCCGGATATGGTCCTGCTCCAGCCCCTAAACAGTTCGCCCAGGCCATCAACGTGAACTCTCCGCTTCCCAGCCCGCTCAATCCGTAGCCGCAATCCACCCGATCGTCCACGCCGTCGAATAATAGCGCTCGCCGTATGATTCCCTTATATTTCAGCATGCCCTCTTCTCTTTGGTTTGCCTCTTTCACCTTGAGCAATGCGGGTTTTCCGCCGCCGAGCAGTATATATTCCATATGCTTTCCGCCAGCACATGTCAGCTGGCTCTGGAATAAAAAAATGGGGGAATTGAAAAAAGAGGGAGGGATTAGGATTTCACTCTACTCTTGAAATTATGCCCGCTTCTTTGAGCAACCGTATGATCTCGTTGATCTTTGCGGCGACGCTGGCTCTGAAATTGTTCTCATCTGCTTGGCTGTATGAGGAGCCGGCTGCTATTGTGTTACCTGCTGTTCCGCCGCTGCTGTCAGTTAGGTCCGCTATTTCCTTCGTTATTTTCGGCATAATTAATCACCCGCTTATGCTGTGAAGTTTGTCTTTATCTCGCAGACAGCCTTATTATCAACCAGGGCGATGCCGAATGTGTAGCTGCCCGTTAACTTAACCTTCCTGTTCACTGTGTCCCTTTCGGTTTCAAAGAGCATTTCACGCTTAGGAGCGAAAACAACGGCGTTCTTATGGATCAAGTAGCATGATACTTTGCCGCTGGTGTGTTCAGGCAGATATGTGCTTACAACGATGGGTATGCCCATGAACTCAGCAACTAGCCCCTCACGCACAACATCGGGCCTAGCATAGACTAGGGCTTGTGTACCCGCAATATCCATGTATAGGTCTTTATATGCTGTTGGGCCTAGCACTAGGACGAAATCGCTTGGTCTCAAGGCTTTACCTTGACCTGCAACCATGTAGAGGGCCTCAGCAATCCAGTCGGCGTCGAAGGCAACCGTCGCTGAGGTCTTGTTCAGCTCCGGAACGTTTGCGTCTGCGAGAAGCATATCCAAAATAGCCTTGTCAATCGCTCTTATGATTGCGTTTTCAAATTGGGCTTCAAGCTGAGCTATTAGATCCTCGCTTAGCTTCTCAATGTCGCTGTATGGTATAGATGTGTAGAGCGCAGCCTCCTTAAGTGTTGTTTGTGCAACACCATAAAGGTTGGTCTTCTCTGAAAGTGCGTCTCCAACGTTTGTTAGGACATCAGCATCCACAGCTTTCACGTAGGGTATGAAGACAGTGTCGCCTAGGTTGCCGCGTATCTCATTGCTTCGGGCAACATAAGACATTATTGAAGCCGTGCTTTTCTCAGGAAGCCTTATCGGCGCTTCCCACTGCTCCTTCAGTCCACCATGCTTTAAAGCCTCAAGGATCTTAGCGTATCTTTCGTTTCTAGCGGGCTCAACAACACCTTTTCCGCCGGATTCAGAGGGCTTCTC